GTTGTTGGATCAGCAGAAACTTGTCCTTGAGTACCTTGAGTTCCTAACGTACCTTGAGTACCTTGAGTACCAGCGGTTCCTTGAGTACCTGTAGTTCCTTGGGATCCATTAGATCCTACAAATCCAGAAGTTCCTTGAGAACCTAAAGTTCCTTGCGTTCCAGTAGTTCCTTGGGCTCCAAGAGTACCTTGCGTACCTTGTGCACCTGTATCACCCTTATCACCAGTACGAGCAAAGGTAATTAAAATATCATCAGAGTTAAGTAATGTTCCATTTCCAGATACATAAGAACAACCAACTGTAAACCAATTAGTGTTATCTGTAAGAGAAGAAATTGTATAAAGTTTAAATACACTGGTATCTAACTTCTTTGATACACGGAAGTGACCCTTGATAGTTGATGTTGAATCATCAATAGTGTTTAAGAATGAAGATATATCTGTTGCGGCATCATTACTAGCATCAATGTACAGGGCAGTTGCTGTTGTAGGAGATGCGTTAAATCTTAAGTTTCCAGTTCCTGGATCAGCATTAGTAGTACTTGTTAAGAAGGTGTAATCAAAGGTGGCTCCACCAAAACTACCAACAGTTCCTTGAGTTCCTAAAGTTCCTTGAGCACCAGTTGTACCTTGAGTACCCTGAGTACCCTGAGCGCCAAGTGTTCCTTGCGTACCGTTTAATCCCTGAGTTCCCTGCGTACCTTGAGTTCCTTGAGTTCCTTGAGTTCCCTGTGTTCCCTGTGTTCCTTGAGTTCCAACAGTACCTTGTGTTCCTGTAGTTCCTTGAGAACCAACAGTTCCTTGAGTTCCCTGTGTTCCCTGTGTTCCTTGAGTTCCTATTGGTCCTTGTAATCCCTGTGTGCCTTGTATGCCTTGAGCGCCTGTAGTTCCTTGAGCGCCAGTAGTTCCTTGAACTTGAGTTACAGTTGTATTAATTACCTGTGTTCCAGCATCGTAGGTAAATGTAATACCTGTTTTACTGCCGCTATTTAAGGCATTTGCAATACGTGTATTTGTAGCATATTTATTTACAGTACCTTCAGAAAGATCATCTGTAGTGCTTAATGCTGAACCTGAAATAAGTGAGGCAATTGCATCTTCATCAATAAAGTATGGCAAACTTGCATAAGCAGTACTGCCATCACCAATTTTAAATTTATTATTTGTAGTGTCGTAACAAACTTCACCAGCATATGGTGTTGGATTATTTGCAGTCCATTGACCAGCAGTTCCTCGTCGTATTTGAATGCGTACTGATGACATTAAATTACTCCTCCACCATCATAAGTAAGGGCATAAACATCTGACCCACCTGCTTCGTTTCCACCATCAATTGTTGCTGAATAAGAATCACTTCCTCCAGCCTCGTTTCCGCCTTCAAGTATATCTGCCTCTGCATTAGTAACAATCTCAAACCACTGTGCACCATCAAATACAAACAGATTTTTTGCATCTGTGTTGTAGTAGATGTCACCAGCGTACCTGCCAGTAGGCGCTGAGCCTACGGCAAGTACATTGATAGGTACTAGGGCTCTTTTACTCACGTATTAAGCCTTTACTACGACCCTGTAAGTTTCACCTGAAGCAGGCGCAACTGCAAATCCGATAGTTACAGCAGATGTAGTTGATGCAATTACATCAGTGACTACTTCGTTGTATGTAGCGTCTTGAACAGTTACTAACACATCTCGTGTTCCAAGATTGTGTGTAATTGTAAATGTTGTTGCTGAGTATGGAGATACTGGAGTAATAGTCTCTGCGTAAGTTCCAAGTTGACCAGAGGTACCTTGAGTACCAAGAGTTCCTTGGGTTCCTGTTGTACCTTGAGAACCAACAGTTCCTTGTGCACCAGTCGTACCCTGTACACCAGTAGCACCGTCTAAGTTAATTGACCATGCAGAGTATGTTCCTGAACCTCTAACGTCATTAACGTTTACAACCAGTGTGTTAGTTCCTGCTGTGTAACTTACTACAGTGGCAGACATGTTGTTGTTTACATCGTAAGCAACTACTACGTCTTGACCTACTGAGTATGAAAGATTTGGATCAACTAGTACAAAACTTACGTTGTTTGCTACTGCAATTGAACGTGAAGTTGTAGAGGTAGTCTTGTAGCGATCAGATTGTCCTTGAACACCTTGAGCACCAAGGGTACCTTGAGTACCTTGAGCACCTAAAGTTCCTTGGGTACCTTGAGCACCTACGGTACCTTGAGATCCAACAGTTCCTTGTGAACCAACTGTGCCTTGTGAGCCTACAGTTCCTTGAGCACCTACAGTACCTTGAGTACCTACAGTACCCTGAGCACCAACAGTTCCTTGTGAACCAACTGTGCCTTGGCTACCAACAGTTCCTTGAGTTCCATCAGTACCTTGAGTACCTTGGGCTCCTAGTGTTCCTTGAACGCCTTGAGTTCCCTGAGATCCAACAGTTCCTTGAGTACCTGTTGTGCCCTGTGTGCCTTGAGCGCCAGTTGTACCTTGGGCTCCAAGAGTTCCTTGGGTTCCTTGGCTACCGACTGTACCTTGTACGCCTTGGGCTCCATTAGTACCTTGAGTACCTTGGGCTCCAACGTCACCAGTACGAGCAAAGGTGATAAGAACGGCATCGGTATTTGATAAAGAACCAGCACCAGATAAGTATGTAATATTTAAATCAAAGAAACCTGTGTCATCAACCATTGAGTTGATTGCATACATTGCAAACACAGCCGCATTAGATTTCTTAGATACTTTTACGTGACCTTTAATTGTTGAAGTAGAGTCATCGATAGTTGCTAAATATGAAGAGATGTTTGTTGCATTTACATCTTCATCATCAATTACAAGATGAGTTGCAGATGCTAAAGATGCATTATTAAATCGTATATTTGTTGAACCTGGGTCTGACATTGCGGTGGTTGTACTGTATGCATATTCAACAGTTACGCCGCCAAAGTTACCTTCTTTACCTTGTATACCCTGAATACCATTAGTACCTTGAGCACCAAGAGTTCCTTGTGTACCCTGTGCACCAAGAGTGCCTTGAGTACCTTGAGAACCTACAGTTCCTTGTACGCCTTGAGATCCAACGGTTCCTTGAGTACCTTGTGTACCAACACTTCCTTGTACACCTTGAGTACCGTCTGTACCTTGAGTACCTTGGGCTCCTACAGTTCCTTGAGAACCTACAGCACCTTGAGCACCAAGGGTACCTTGGCTACCAACGGTTCCTTGAGATCCAATTGTTCCCTGTGAACCAACGGTACCTTGAGTACCTTGAGAACCAACAGTACCTTGTGATCCAACGGTACCTTGGGTTCCTTGTGAGCCAACTGTGCCTTGTACTCCTTGAGAACCAGTTGTTCCCTGGGTTCCTTGAGCACCAACATCACCTGTACGAGCAAATGTAAATAAAAGTTCATCGTTATTGCTAAAGGTTCCGTTACCAGATACGTAAGCAACATCTATATCAAACCAGTTTGGTGCTGAATCTGTAAGGCCAGAAATTGTGTAGAGTGCAAAGACAGATGTATCAAATTTCTTAGATACCTTTACGTGACCCTTGATGGTTGAAGTTGAATCATCAATTGTTTGTAAGAAGTTAGAGATGTCGTAGTTACCATCAGAAGGATTATCATCCAGTGCAATGCGTGAAACTAAAGTTAAGTTAGCATTATTTAAACGAGCAAAATTATCGCCTGGGTCTGACATAGTTGTGCTATTACTGAATGTATATGCAACTGTAATACCACCGAATGAACCTTCAGTACCTTGTGTACCCTGTGTTCCGTTAAGACCTTGCGCTCCTAATGTTCCTTGTGTACCTTGTGAACCTAATGTTCCTTGTGTACCTTGTGAACCTAATGTTCCTTGTGTACCTTGTGAACCTAATGTTCCCTGAGTTCCTTGTGAACCAACTGCACCTTGTGCACCTAAAGTACCTTGTGTACCTTGAGCACCATTAGAACCGTCTAAACCTTGTGCACCAGCAGTTCCTTGGGAACCTACTGTGCCTTGTGAGCCAACTGTACCTTGTGACCCAACGGTACCTTGACTACCTACTGCACCTTGTGTACCAAGCGTTCCCTGTGCACCGAGAGTACCTTGTGTACCTTGTGCTCCAGTAGTTCCTTGCGAACCTTGACTTGCATTAATCCATGCAGTGCCATTCCATGTGCGTAGATATAGTAATACTGTGTCAAAGTAAACTTGACCAACTACGGGAGATGCTGGGGCGGTCGCTAAGTTTTGTATCCTAGCATTTTGTAATTCTAATTTGTTTAAATCAATCGGGGTTAAAAACTTACGTGCCATTTATGTTATCTCCTTAAGATAAGTAGGCTTTACCAGAAAACGCTTGTGAAAAGGAGACCGTAAGTGAGTTCGAATTAGTGTATGTTATTTCACCTTCATATATTGTACCCCCAGAGTCTACAACTGTAACGTTAGGCTTAAAGCCTAAATTATGAGTTATAACCCAGGAAGAACTTACTGCATTTTGGACATGTTCATATGCTAACGCTTGTGGTTCTAAAGCGTTTTGAGCAGTTCCAAAATCTTGAGTTCCAGACGGAGTTGTAATAAGGATGACATCATTTACTACAATGGGGACCGTAGATCCTGGGCGAATGTACTGACTCATACTTCTGTTACCTCTTCCGTCTTAAATATCTTTCCTCTAACGTATGTGTGGGTGACTCCATCTTTTGTTAACTGTACGTCATAATAAGATGTACTAGGTAACATTCGAGTCTGTGTTCCAGTGAGCGCTAATTTTAGAGTACGAAGGCCTGCTCCGTCTGCTGTACCGACATTCGGATATGTGATTGTAAAACTAGTAATTACTCCAGGAATACCTACTCCTAAAATCTCTGACTTTGCAGTATAAGTATCTACTTCAAAATCAAGAACAATAGTAAATTCGTAGGCATCTCCCTCATAGACAAAGAGGTCCTGAGTAACAATAGGTACTGGAGTTTCTACATTGCCATAGGTAGGGGTAGGCAGGTGGACACGGGTAGCGGCTGAACGGTCATCAATTTCTTGTGGTTGAAATATTGGAACATAATGATTTGTAGTTTTTGAAATTCTTCGGAAACTAAAGACGTCTATCTTAAACAGACCAATACCAAGTTGAGAACATAATTCTTTGTATTGTTGTTTTCTTGCCTCAATCATTTGCATTAATTGTTGATAACGTTCAGACCTTGGGATAGTAACGCCGTCTGGAGCAAACACGTTAATATCAAATGCAGCGTCATTTGCTAATGCATATAGGGCAAGAGTTGAAGCGTAAATAATTACTGGGTACTCTTCAAGCGTTGGTAAATTTTGTAAACTGACACTACGGCCATATGCATCGGTATGAAAAGCGGAGTGTTCAAGGAAGGCTGTACTTATGTAAGTTTGAACTTCAGCAGTTGTAAAGTATCTAAAGTAGTTTCCAGCAACAATTATATCGTCACCATTAGCAGGCACATTATCAAAAACAAGATAGCCAGTTGCCTCTTCAACCTCTACATCCGCAGAAATATCTGAGCCATTCTTATTTACTATTAAATTTGCTCCATCAAGAGGAGAATAGGGAACTAAAAATCTATTAGTAGTGCCATCTGTAGTAAAGGTATAGACAAAAGATTTAGGAAAGTCGCCAATTTCAGATCTTAAACGATCTGCAAGGCTTGAAATTGTGGCCACGTAACCTCCGTTAAAATTCTATGCCAATCATCTCGTGTAATTTAACTTTATTCAGCGCAAAATAAAAAAGGTCCAACTCCCAACTGGGAGGAGGGCGGGAACCAGTTGAGAGTCGGACTACTAGCGACGGCTAGTCTTTAGTTTGGCCGCCAAATGTAACCTAGTTGTTCTAGGTAATCAGCGAGTGATTTTGGAACTCTGTACTTAACTCCTGCTTTAAAGGTATAAGTATTTCCAACTCCATAACTCATATCATCAATGTCGGTGATTGTGCGAATGACAACCATGTCACCTGCAGTTGAAACTCCAACATTCTCGATTTCATCCAGTACTAATGGAGCATCTGGTTTTTTAGGATCAAAGACATCTTTTTCTAGACTCTCTGCCTCAAGTTGAGTAGCGATAGAAATTTCTTCTTTACGCTTTTTTAATGCTTCTGCATTTTTCTTTGCTGCTTGCTCCGCTGCCTTGCCTGTTGCATCAAGCGGACTTGTCTGTGTGTTTGCCACGGTGTTTATTCTCCTAAGTTAGTTAGTGATGGCTGGGAGCCAAAAAAGGAGTAAGGCTCCCAGACATCAGGTAAAGCGATTTATTAGTTGGTGTAAACCTTAACAATTGCTTGATCGGTAATTACGCCAAGACCCCAGATTGCATACCAAGCAAGAGCGTGCTCACGACCGAAGTCAAGAACGCCACCATCACGAAGTTCAACTGGAAGAGAGATTGCGTGACCAAATGCGTTGTCACCAATCATGATTGATTCGTAAACTTCAGCACCGTTACCAGTTGCTGATGTTAGGTAACCTTTTTCTGCTGTGTAATTTGCAGACTCTGGGTTTCCACCACTTCCTGGAGCAGTGTTAGCCTTAACAGGAACTTCAATTTGAGATGCTGGAAGACCAACAGAAGTTGAAGTTGTGTATAGAGCGTTAACTGATAGTTTTTTAACCTGTGTTGTTTCGATGAATACTACGTCGTATAGACGACCGATTTCACCTAGCATGAAGTTACCTGGAGCAGCGTACTTAGTTACTTCGATGAACTCTGGGTTCGAACGAATATCACGTGACTGCTTTGGGTGTACGAACTGTACGTATGTCTCGCCTAAACGAGGGATGTTCTTACCAGCAAGGGTAAGAGCAGCATCCTTTACAGCACCTGTTGATAACTTGTAGTTACCATCAAGGTCTGACATTTGTGTTGCTACTGTACCTTCGTTGTACCAGTCATTAACACCTTGTACTGATGAACGGTCATAACCGAACACTGCAGAAGTTGCTGCAGATAAAGTGTTACGTGCTTGTACATCTAGGTATTGCGCCATTTGGCGTCCTAGAAGACGAGATGCTGAAGCCATTACATCATCGAATGATGCATTAAGTAGCAATTCAGAAACAGCAACGGCATAACCGTGTTCTGCTACTGTGATTGCAATTTGCTCTGCAGTAAGTGCATTCGTAGTCATACGAACACCTTCTGTTAGAGGAGTTGGATCTACTGCGAAGTTCTTGTAACGAAGGAAGTTCACACGAAGACCAGGTGCTACACCTAGTTCAGTCTTCTTAACTGCGAATTGTTCGAAACGAAGAATTGGCATTGCCTGGAACAAAATTTCTTTCGACCAGATTGTTTGAATTGCTTGGTTCAGGCTTGTATTTGAGCCTGAGTAAGCGGTTGGGGCGCCTGCGAGTTGCCCTGTACCTGTAATTGCACTTGCCATTTAGGTCAAGTCCTTTCCTAGTAGTTGTTTGGGATTAACCGAACAGTCCCTGACCACGATTGCTGGCTGCTGTGCCAAGTAGTTTGGCTCTTTGTTTCGCATAATCCGCCAATGACATTTCCCTGATCGAATCAGGTGAGTACGATTTTTGTTCCGAATCATTATCGAGGGGTCCTGCGGCAGGATTAGTAATTCTAGTTCCTGCCATTTGTTGTCTTGCGCTTTGCATTGCTTGTTGAGCAGATGACAAAATTCGAGCAGATTTTTCTTTCAACATTGCGATGCTCTGCTCTACTTCATCTGCACTGTTGCCGTCAATTAAATCAATCAATTCAGGAACAATATTTTCCCGCTCTTGCTCAACTCTTTGTTGACGATAATTCATAACTTCTTGGAACTTACGTTCCTGTTCTAATAGAGCAAAGGCACGTTCTCTTTCAAGACGCTCAGCCTCTAATTGAGACTGAAATTCTTGCTCCTTCTTTTTTAGGAGGTCTTTAAAAGAAAGTTCAGATTCCTCTTCTTCTTTCTTTTGTGCTTCTTTGCGAACTAACTCTTCAGCATTACGTTGTTCACGTTCTGCTTCTTTAGCGGCTTGTTCTTCACGAGCCTTCTTTAAAGATGACAGTTCTTCTTTCATCTTTTCCATCTGAGGGTATAACTTTGCTTTCTCTTGTTCACGAGCCTTAGCAATGTCATCTGCGCTATACACAGAACCTACCTCACTTGGATTTTCTTGTGCTGGTATTGCTGCCAGAATTTCTGGTGACAATAGATCAGCGGTTTCTACTGTATTTTCCATAGTTATCACTTATCTTTCTTGGGTCGTTGTCCGAATGCCTTTCGGCGTATCACTGGTTTTTAACGAGATAATTGCATTCTATTAAAATGCATGTGTCTCGGTAAAATCTGATTTTACATCAGAATTTTAATTAATCCCTGTCTACTGTTCTTCTTTGTGGAATTTTTGTTCCATAAGCGTCAGTGACAAGTTTGTTTCTTATCTCAGCCTCTGCTTCAACTTCCATGCCTTTTGTTTCTTGACTGGCTGGATTTAAAGGATTATCAGCGTCTTGAGGGCCCTGCATTCCGTCACCCATCATGTCTCCATCACCTATAACGGTAGGTTGCATCGGAATAGCGCTGTTTCCATCGGGTCCTGGCATCATGCCAGTCATGTCCATAATCTGTTTTTGAATTTGAATTTTTATAAGTTGTAGAGCACCATCAGCCTCAGCATCGGCCATGAGTTCTTTACGAATTTCTTGCAACTTCTCTTCAGGGAACTCTTCACCAAGTTGACGTAATGCACCTTCTTTAGACTCAAGTCCCATACCCAATTTAGTTTGAAGTTCATTAAGAACAATTAGTTTATCAAGAGGTAGAGGTTGTGGAAACTGTGCATAGTTAATGTAAGTAACGGGATCGTTAGGATCTAGTTGTGGATACTGACCTTCTTTGATTGGTCCATCTTCATCTGGATTATAAATAAATGCCTGTGGTTCTTTAACTGCAAGAGTCTTCATTACTAATTCGTTTATCTTTTCTAAACCTTTACCATATTGTGCAACTTTTTGTGAGTAACGATTCATCAATGGTTGGTATTGAATAGAAAGAGCAACGCCAGAAGTATTTGAAATTGGTTGAACTTGTCCCAGTGCGGTTTCTGGAATGTTCATGAGTTCATGCATTGAGCGCTTTAATAGTTCTAGGTACTTTAAGGCTCCGTCTATACCTTGTGCACCACCTTCTAAGTTGAAGACTTGAGCATCTTTTGGAAGACCGCCCCAAACCTTCTTAGCGCCTTTTTCTAAGTTAGAGGCTTTAGCACCCACGATTACCGTTACTGGTGATGCGTGGTAGTTAATGATGTCTGCAACATCAGTGCTAATTTCGTTGTATGCACGGTTTATAGTGATGATGTCGTGTGCGTCCGAGAGACCCCACGGTGATCCTGAAACAGGAACATTAGGAATATGAACTACAGGAATTACGCCCAAGGGATTTGGACGTGAATCAATTAGTTCATCATTTACGTACTCTTCAATAATGTCATCAGTAAGAATTTCAGTATAAGTAAATACTTGACGAGTACCTTCTAGAGATGTACCCCAGAAACGATATTTTTGTTTAAATCTTAAAAGTCTATTTCTATCATGTGGATGAAATTCTGGAAAACAGAAAGAGGAATTCATAGGAAGAATACGAACACGACCAGGATGTAATAATCCTGCAGAGTCTGTCCAAGGTTCTTCGTATGCTACTTTAACAAAACAATCTCCTGTAATTCCGCCTTGCTGTCCCATTTCAAGTAGGACACGCATCTTGTCATTATCTACCGTCCAGACTCTTTCCAACCTGTCAGGGACAATCGCTTCAGTCGCTTTAGGAGACCTATAGTGAACCCCACGACCAAAAGTAAAACGGGAAAGATAATCATTAAACGCCCGATAGTAGTTAACAGCGATTTGCATTTCGCCTTGCTCACGACGATACCCCCAATGATGTCCTAAATACATTGCCCAATTTAATGAATAACGGTTTAGGCGGGGACCGTGGACTTCAAATTCTTCGTCAGCAAGTTCTACTAATCCAAGTGGAGAAATAGAAATAGTTAAGTCAGAGGATGCCGCTCTATATGACGGCGGACTAAAGTCCAGAAATGACATTACTTATTGCCTTTATCTTTTTCTTTTTTAGAATTCTTTGTATTTTTTTTACTTTCACGTTCTTTACTTTTTGCGTTCTCTTGTTTTTTCTTAGCCATATTTGCACGACGACTTGCTTCAGTTGTTTCAACATACTGTCCACCTGCTTGTTGATACTTTTTACTTACCCATGCAGATGCTCCAGGATTTGGATAATTAGAATACTTTGCTCGTGCTTGTGCAACAAACATTGCATACAGTTTTGGGTTAGCAGGCTTACGCATTTACGTCTCCTCCGTAGATGACCAATCTCCGCTCATACCTTATAGTATGAACGGAGTTGGGTGTTAATAAGTAACTTAGTCGTTTACGACTGTTGGGGACTGACGTTGAGTCCGTCCACCTGAACGAGCAACTGTCTCAATCTGTGCTGCTGAGTAGTCGTTCATTGTTCCATGAGCAAACTCACCAAGAAATGTTGGTGCTTCTGTCCATGAAGCAGATCCTACGTGAGCACGTTCTGCAAGTGTTTCTGCAGCAGGCTTTTGCCATACTGGTGCATTACGGTTTGGACGTCCTGCAGCAACGGCTGAACCTTGTTGCATTCCTAATTGAAAATCGTTTGGAATATCGGTATCAGTTGCGACACCCTCTTCAAAACGTAGTGGTCCACGGCGAGTTGCATTATCTGCACCCTTGCGCTCATAAACCTGTGGTGCACGCTCTGGGAAGCGAGGTGCTGGTGATATTGTCATTTATGACTCCTTAAGGATTGAATTGGGAAAGGCCTTTTCCTTGGTAATAGTTTCCACCCTTTTTGATACTTTGTGTTGTCTAACTAGAAAAAAGGATTACTAGAAGCAACAACCTCGGGCATTACTAAATCTTGTGTTAAAGAACATGCTATTCCTAAACTATCCACAAAGTCGTCATGTGCGTAGGATTCATCGGGGGCCGCTACAAGAAAATTTGGGCCCTTATACTGAACCTCAGCATCAACCATCTGTTGATAAAAACGTTTCCAAGTACGTAAACGCCTAGTTTTTGCATGAGAAGGCCACGCAATCATCTTACGTTGAATTAATGCTTGTAGGTGTTTCCATCGTTTTGATTGTTCAGATGGGCTAGAAGTTAAAGACATAACCTCTGCTCTTGGTAATAAAAGTTTTAAACGCTGGGCTACAGCATCTCCTACACCGTTAGCATCTACACCAACAGCAAGAACATCATAGTTACTTAAGAAGTTTACTATTTGATAGTACTGCTCTTCCCAATCATCTCCTTGCATTTCTAACCAATTAAGGATTCTATGATCAAAATAACCAAACTCGTCAGGACGATCCCAATCAACCCAAACAACAGTAACAACTGTACTGTCAGTTTTACGAGCAGGGTCAATGCCTACAACAACTGGAGTCTTGTGCCATACCTTAACAAGTTCTTGAGACGTGTCGCCTAAGTCATCCATAATTGAAGAGGTAACAAACATTCCTCTTTCTAAGAGCCACTTACAGTTATAAGACATTTGAAACTCATCGGACTCTTCTCCAATACGCAACATCTCTTTACGAATAAACTTTTCGTAGTTTGGATTAAATTTTGCTACATCTTTCCAATCCCATTGGAAATGATTTTGCCTGTTACCTTTTGTAGTTTGACGTCTGCGATTTAATTGAATAGATCTATAAAAATTATTTTTAGTTGTAGTAGGAGTTCCTGTCTTAACCATAGTTCCTGCGTAGTATGCAAGCATAGGAGAAATAGATTTAGAAACTACAAAGTCATCTGCTTCTTGACACTCATCTACAACAATCAAATGAAAAGACTTAGACTCAATTTTTGCTCGTGGGTTTGCAGTCATCATGGTTATTGTTGAACCTGATTTCTTTAATTTGAGTTGTCTAGTTACACCGCCAACACGAACTGCTGAATCGTCAATCTCAACATCGCCCATAATATCTACGGCTCTTTCAGAGGTTAAACGAGTTACAGCACGACCAAACAATGTTTCGGCCTGAGATTCAGTTGGTGCAAATAACCCAACCCAAACTCCATCTTTAAATTTACCTAGTAAATCAGGATATAACTTAGCAAGACGAGGTAGGAGAATCATCAGTGTGGCTACAGTGTCAGCAACGGTTTCAGACTTACCAGACTGACGTGAAGCAAGAGCAGTTACTTCTTCACCATCGTTAATAATTACTGATTCCATAATACGACGGGCTAGAGGTTTCTGATAAGCATGCAAATCATGCCCGACAAGAACCTTTAAAAAGTCCATCATCTTATCTATTAATGTATCTACAAATTTTTGCGATAACTCATCGAGTAAATCTTCTACAGGATCTTCTACAGGTTTTTCTTCAGCCTGATAAAACTCAGGACTGATCTCTTCAAACTTATCTTTGTCGTATTTAGATTCCATGGTGTCCTTATAAAACAGCGAAACCCATCACTAAGGATGGGTTAACGCCTGACCTGTACTGTAAGAGAGTAAGACAGTTAATCATAGCACAGACTTAGATCTACGCTTTAACTCTTTAGCAATTGCATGGAAGACTTCGGCGCCCATAAGAATTTCATCAAGGTCCGCTTCACTCTGTTGTCTTTGCCAGATTGTAATGTGTTTTCCAATCGTATACATCGACTGCTCCATCCATGAAATCAAATCTGGAGTAGGGATTGTTGCCACCCGCTTCTCTATCCGAGTCTGGGGCTGGTGTCCATCCTGCTTCTTCCGTAAAATCATCGTAGGTTACTTCCCGCTTTCCTAGTGCCATTGTTAATGCTTCTTCTTCATTTTTTGTACCAGTCCACTTTCCAAACACTAACGCTTTATATCGTGGCAAGCGTACTATAAAGGGAGTAGATGTGCGAAATGGATACTCAATCTCTTGAGTCCAACCACGAACAAAGAACTTAAAACCCCATTTAAAAGGAAAATTTGTTAATTGTACGAAATGTTTTGGTCCAATTTTATGTACCTTGGGCATTATTTCCTTTTCTTAGGCGGACGTCCTCCATAGTTTAATTGAGCAGCACGAGTAAACTTGTAGAAAGTTTTTCTAGCATTTGCAGATAAAGTAGAGACATCAGCAGCGCCACGAGGTTTGTAATCTAAAAACGTATAGATGTACTGGCCCTTAGAAACTACAGCCTTAAACTTTTGCCAATCTCCTGCCGAACATTCGTAGTAATTGTAGAAGGTTCCATCTCTAAACACAACTGTAATAACCTCACGGGTATTGTCATAGCCTGCGGCAACGGTACGTGGCCGTGCTGGATTAGAGGTACTAGTTGGAACAACTGTTATGGGAGCAGGGGCATCAGACTCACCAAATTGAGGTCCTTGTTCACCAGGAACAATCAATTCACCTGTATCTTCATCAACATCGTAAGACTGACGATAAATAGACCTATCAACAAAATTTCCATCTTTGTCTACATAATAAACATCACTATCAAGATTTGGGGCTAGTGCTTCTCCCGCTAAGTTTGCAACTTTTTTTGTGCCAGTGTAATAACGCATTGTGTCATTTGCTTTAGTTAAAGATATAAACTCACTAAATTCACCAACAGAACTTGCTGTTGGTAGACCAGCAAACATACTGGTGCCTGATCCTGTTATCTTAGAAATTCCTGCGGTTTGTTTAGAGCCTAAACCGTAAAACGCTCCTAATAATTCTTGAGCAGAAGGAAGAGCAGCCCGTCTATTACGACGAGTCGCTCCTCCACCTGCTACACGAGCCATACTAAGTTCCTAACTAATTAGGACGCTGTTGCCCAAGGAGTGATTGTTACTGCTGCACCTGGAACAACGTTGTTTGCGCCTGCTGCACGTGACTGTGTCTTGATTGTTCCTGCTGCACCTGCAATAGTTTTTGTTCCGCTGATACTAGTGGTATTGGCTACTGTAAATCCAGAACCACCGATTGTAATTTGATTTCCAGATTCTGCACCTGTAACTGTCCAAGTACCAATTGCATATGCTGGAATACCTGTACCTGCTGTGATTGTGACCTTAGAACCAACTGGATAGGTGCTGTCAAAGTAGGTGCCGAATACGTATGCCACTGTGGAACTTGTAGCATCAAAGCGTGTAATGTCCTTACCAACGTTTGCTGCTGCTGCTGCAGTTGTAGGAACAAGTGATGCGTCCTTCATTGCGTCAGTTGCAAGTGCTGTTGTAAGACCAAGTACTGAAGGTACAAGTACGTAGTCAGTTTCTCCGACTACATCTTCTCCTGCTGAGTTTGGTGAATATTGTGGATAACCATTCCAACCTGAAAGAGCGTTGATGTGGTTATCAAGTGCTGGATCTAGACGACCCGCTACTCTTGTAGTGACTGTTGTCGAAAGAGTTGCACTTGCTGCATCTGGACGTGCATCGTTTGGTTGAATAGGGAAGTTTCCCCATACGAAGTCAATAGCGACCTCGCCTGCGGTATCTAAAAGATTACCGTTGTTATTTACTGCCATTTTTTCTTCTTTCTCTAGAGAGGTTTATTTTCCCTATGCGCTTAGGGAACCTTAAAAGCAAGTATCCAAGAAGATAGGTAAAATGTCAGGGTTTAATCATCCCACTCATCACACTGATGTTCTTCTAACTCTACTTCTTCTAGAATACGTTCACACTCTTTACATTTAAAAAACCTGACATCATCTAAAGCCACATGTAGAGAGTCAGCGTGATCAAGATCTTGCTCCATTTGTGGTCCTGCTAAAACTTCTGGAGGAAAGGGACCTCTAGGAGCGTGAGATGAGGATGGAACGTAATGGCCCTGTACTGCAAACTTTCGGATTAATTTCATTTACTTATCCGACTTTTTAGATGCAGCCTTCTTTTTAGGTGTTTCTTCAGGTTCAGTAGTTTCTAGTGCTAAGGCTTTAAGTGCTGATGCTTGATCTTCTTTATACTCTTCAGTAATAGTTAGTAGTCCTGCTTTTTTTCGGTCATTTAAAAAAGAAGGCAAACACTTACCGCAATACAAAATTGATTCTACTTTTGAAATTTTATACTCAAACATTGCACGTCTATCACAATTGATACAATTCATTACCACTCCACTCCATGAGAAAACTGTTTACCATAAACATCTATAGGTGCTCCACCAGTCATTGGTCCTGAACGTGATGGTTCAGAAAATATCCTAGACAGTTGTTCCTTAGATTGTGGGTCAACCTCTGGGTGATCTGACAGGTTTTGAGCACGAGTCCAGAACTCAGGTGGGTACATACCAAAATTACGTAGTATCTGACCGTGAGTCTTTATTGTTGGATTTCTTGAAACTTTCATAGCAAAGTTTAAAATCTTTTTATCAATTGCAGATAGCGGCGCTTGTTTTGCTTCAGCACCAGAGTTAAAATCATTATAGGACTGATGGCCTTTATCTATCGCACCAGCCATTACGGAACTTTCTTTCCGCCTCTTACTTTCTTAACAGGAACTCTTCCTGGTTTTGAAACAGCAGTAGGAGTTGACATTTTAGAGGTATAACTTGCAGACGCATCTCCATACTTTACAGATACTTGTGTTCCTGGTTGTGCAAAACCATGCACGCTCTCCGCAAAGTGCATTGTTCTTCCATGACTTGCTTTTGCAGATCTTTCAGTAAGACGTGCTTGTTGAGCGGTGCTTCTGGTTGTGGCTTCATGTTGAGCCGCATGCATTGCTAGAGTTGTTTGAGTTAAAGTCATTTGATCAGAGTCACGTTGAGAACGTGCCCCTTTCTCATATAATTTTCCAACAAATCTACTTGCTATACCAAAGGGATTTGGTCCACCTGAATAGTTTTGCATGCTCATGCCTCTATCATCTCCTATATCTTTTGTTCAGACTTGGTAACTGATAGAGATTCTTCAATACTAATAAGTCTTTCGCCCATCTCTACAAAGGCCTCCATAAGGATTCCTTGGTTGTCGTAGAGTTTGTTTACTACATCCTTTGTTGATTTTCCGCCATTACTGGAAAGTTCTCCGTCTAGGCGGTTTAATCTCTCCATA